CCGAAAGAAAGGAAGTAAAACAAAAAATATAGCTCGTTCTGCAACGAGAGCTTTGGTAATAGTGTGATCAGGGTGTTCAATCCAAGCATCTCTTAACCTCATTGCTTCTAGTTCTGACTGTGAATCTGATCCATGGGCATCGACTATATACCCTAATGCAAGATCATGTTTAATCTCATCTTTAACGTTTGATTCAAGAAGTTTCCTAGCATTTTCGGGTACTTCTTTTTCAAGACCTTGAGAAATGAATTCTCCAACTGGTAGCTCCATATGACGTATTGCGAGCGCACGTTTAATGGTTTCTTCAGCACCGTATTTTACCTCCCCTTTTGTTGGTTTTACTGGGGTCCATGTTCTTTTTCTATTTAGTAG